GAGTTGGTGGACTCGACGCGCACGCCGCCCTTGCGGTACACGGTCGTGGCCTGCTTGAACGCACCCACGATCGCGGTGCCCGCAGCGACAGCGGTCGTGACGACCGTCTGCAGACCCCACAGCGGGGGCTGGCTGACGATGCCGCCGTTGCCGTACTGGCCGGAGAAGAAGCCGCCGCCGAAGTACTGGCCGTTGGCGTCCTTCGAGAGGCGCAGCTTCTGGTAGTCGGTCGGGTGGATGATGATGCCATCCGCCGACAGACCGGTCGCCGTCTGCACCTTCGTGATCGCGCGGAACAGCGCGTCCTGGGCCGAGTCAGGCGAGACTGCCTGGGTCTCGGTCTGGATGCCCGTGCGGTTAAGCAGGCCCTGCACCGTCGAACCGGTGCCAGCGCCGTTGACGAGCTGCGCCTCCTCGACCATCGAGAGGCGGTACAGACCCCGGCCGTTGATCTCCGAGACCATGAACGGCAGGTCCTCGACCATCTCGTCCGCGGTGTCCCACCAGCCGGCGATCTTCTTGAGCGCGTCGGTCACGGGGGTCGGGTCCGCGCTGTGGAACTGCGGCTTAGCGCCGCCCTGTGCGACGGTCGCGAAGTCACCCTCGAGGGCACCCTCGATGAAGTACGACACGGCGTTGCCGGCGAGCGTGCCCGACCCCATGAGGTCAGCCACGACCGCGCCGGGACGGTTCGCGTGCACGATGGTCCGGTCGACCTCGGTCAGCATGAGACCGAACGAGGTGCCCGTGGTGAGCTGCGGGTCCGTCGCGGCCTTCACGTACTCCGGCGAGGACACCGTGTAGCCGCTGATCGCCTTGAGGTTCGCGAACCCCTCCCCGCCGACGCTCTTGGCGAAGTGCTCACCGAGCGAACGCGCAGTGCTCGGTGCGTCGTCGGTGTGCTGGGCCGACTTGGCCTCGGGGGTCAGCTCGGCCAGACGCGCGAGACGCGCCTCGTCACCGGCTGCGCCCTTGATCTGGACGTCGAGCTCGTCGACCTCCTTGAGGTGCAGTTCGACCTGCGACTTCTCGTCGTCGGTCATGCTGCGGACGGACGCCTTGGCGCCGTCCACGATGGCCTGCGCTGCGGCGAGGGCCGCTGCGCGCTTCTGCCTGGGATTCATGGCGTTGCTCCTTCGAGGATCTTGATGCGGATGTGGGTTGCCAGGTCATCGGCGGTCGCGTCGCGGGTGGGCTCCTCGGACTTGGCCCCGGGGGGCTCCTCGTCCTTGGCCGGGCCGCTCGCGCTGGCCTTGTCCTGGTCTGCCTCGGCTGCCGTGATGACGGCACCGATGGCCTCCTGCGCGGAGCGCAGGGAGTCGATGTGCTTCTGGGCGAGGACCCGCCCGGCCTTCACGCCGGCTACGAGTGCGTCGGTGACTGCCTTCACGGCCACGACCTCGGTGTCCTGGTTCGCACCGATCGGTACGAACGACACCTCATAGACCTTGAGTTTCCGCAACTCGTTGACCTTGGTCCCGTCCTCGCGGGTAACGGTCGCCTCATCGAGCGTGTCGTAGGCGAACGAGCCCTGGTTGAGTCGCTTGCCCTTGGCGAGCCGATACACCTGCTTCGCCTTCGGGTTCTCCAGGTCGAACTCGCCCTTGATGAGGTAGCCGTGGTCGTCCTCGGACATCTCGAGGACCCCGCCGATGAAGTAGTCCGGGTCGTCCATGCGGTGCCCGTACAGGGCGGGCATGACGTTGTCCGACGCCTTCCACTCGACGATGTCCTCGGCGAACGCGCCGGGGATCACGACGTCGCCGTAGGAGTCGGGCTGGTCGGTGAACGTCGAGGCATAGAGGAGGAACTGGCCCTCATCGAGCCCGTCCTCCGGTCCGGCCTTGACCCGGATGGATGCAGTCTTGATCTTCATCTCGCCCTCCTCCGGGCAGGTGTGAACACCGGACGGTTGGCCCGGTGGTGGTAGGTCAGGTTCAGGTGACGCTGATCTCCAGTTCGCAGTTGCAGCCGGCGTCGTCGGCGGAGCCGCCCGCACTGTCGCCCGGCCACGCCTGGCCGTTGGAGAAGTTCTCCGACAGCGGCACGGTCTCCCCGCTCATCGCGGCGTGCTCCGGTCGCGGGTTCGGCCCGGTGACCCAGGTCTTCGTCGCCCGGTCACCGGCTGCCTGAGACGCGGCCTCGGTCGTCGCGAACGCTGAGAACGTCGTGACCAGGGCCACGGCGGCGGACGGGACGCGGGAGGACTCTGCGACGTCGAACACGTGCCCCGGGGTTGGCGCCTCGCCGTCGGCGTAGTCCGCCGGATCGGCAGCCAGGGCGGCCTTGATCTGGTCACGGGTGGTCGCGTTCACCATGCCGGCGCGCGAGTCGGACACGGACCGCAGGAACGCGAGCGTCCGGTCCTCGTCGTACACGTCCGGGTCGAAGCCGAGCGCGTTGAGCGTCGCGGCCGACACCTGCTTGGCTGTGGACACGGCGAGCGCGAACAGGTCGTCGGACAGTTCGGCGTCCCACCGTTCCTCGTCCCACCAGTCGTCCGCGGCCTTCGCACCCAGGGCGGTCAGGACCACGGCGCGCTGCCGGCGGAAGAACTTGGTCAGCACCTCCGTGGCCTTCGCCTCGTAGGTCTGCGGAGCCCGGCCCTTGATCCGCAGGGGTTCACCGGTCGCCCGGCCGATCGCCTTCGGGGCAGAGTCGCGCGGGGACGCCTGACCGCCCACCAGGACATTCAGCGGCACCACGAGCGTGTCCGCGTCAGGGATGGCCGGCAGGTTTGACCGGGAGCGAGCCTCGGACCGCAGCATGTACGGGGCACCGACCGACGACGCGAACGCGGCGGACTGCTCCTCGAACGACCCCTGCAACTTCTCGGCGATGTTGAACTCGACGTACACGCCCGGACGCGGGTCGAGAATGGGGACGATGAACGTGTTCCAGCGGTCCTCGATCTGTGCGAGCACTGGGCCGAGCGTGTCGCCGTAGAGCATCTTGCGGAACTCGCGGACGTTGGAGTAGTTCGCGCCTGTGTTGTCGCCGACCATCGTCGGGTTGATGTGGTAGACGCCCGCGACCGTCGCCAGCGCGAGCCTCGCGGCCTCGACGAACTGCTGCTCGTGGGCGTTGAAGTCGAGCTTGGAGATGGTCATGCCGTCTTCGAGGATCGGCGTGCCGCCCGTGCGCGATCCGTCGCCCGTGAACTTGCTATTCCAGTCCCTCCGGAACGACTCACGCGCGGCGTCGGACCAGGGCTTGTCCGCCGGCCGGGTGAGGACGGACGAGATCCGGCCGCCGCGCTGCCACACCTGCTGACGGTGCGCCATGGCCATCATCTGCTCGGCCAGGATCGCCTTGAGCGCACCTACCGGGGACGACCCGAAGCGCTCATCTGTCGGGTTCCACCCGTGGAAGTCGATGACCGACGAGGCGGCCAGGTCGACGAAGTTCGCCCCGCCGTTCGCCTGCACCCGGTAGGACGCGAAGCCGAACGCGTCACCACCCTGCGGGGTCACCCACGTGGGCGGCAACCGGTACAGCGACCGGCCCGTCGGTGCGTTCGAGTCCGCCGCGAGGTGCAGGTACGCGACGTCGTACAGCGCCAGGTCCGCGACGAGCCCGTAGACCAGTTCGTAGGACGTGGTGTTCGCGTTCGGGCGGGCAAGGATCTGCGCGCACGCGCCATCTCGGACACGCTGGCGGTCCGTCTCGTCGACGCGCTGGAACGTCTGGAGCCCGAGCTGAGCGATATTGCGCGCCATGAACGTCACGACGGTGCGCAGGTGCGGCTGCGTGCGCCACACCTCGGCCGGGGCCATGCCAAGCACCTCGTCGTGGATGAGGCTCGGGCCGTAAGTGATCTCCTGGCCCTGGTAGGTCGCGGGCGAACCGCCGAGACGCTTGAGGAAGTCGAACATGCCCACTAGATCACCCCAACCCCGTGCGACTCGTAGGCGGAAACGAACGGGACCTCGGTGTGCTGCATCGCACCCCACACGGCGCCGGTGGCGGCGACCAGCGGGGCGGCGTCGTTCGGGGATGCCTTGCGGTTCCACACCCACGAGTCGCCCAGCGGCTTCGTGACGGCGGTACCGGCGGCGATGTCGAGAACTGGCTGCGGTAGGTGGCACAGGCCCTCACGGACCGGCGGCCCGTCCGCGCGCTCGTGCAACCCGGAGCGGGTCACCAGGTCGAAGAACTGGCCCGACGCGGCACCCAGGTCCGACCCGGCCCACTCGACGACCGTCAAGTGCGGCACGGCCTTGAGGTCGTCCAGCATCGACGACGCCGGGGCGCCCTTCGCCTGCACGACCACCGTCATCGGGTCCGCCTCGGTGGCCCGGTCCGCGAACCAGCCGCGCATCTCGTCCGTGCCGTCCGGGCCCTTGTGCCGGGACACCACCCACTCGGTCCCTGAGCGCTGCGCCGTGACCTCGACGTGTGGCAGGCCATCTTCGCGGACACCAGCGAAGGCGATGTAAGACATCGTGCGATCCCACGACGTGTCTAGGCAGAACGTCACCTCGGCGGCGTCCGGGAGGCGCGACGCCAGGTCGACCCCCGCCTCCCACGTCGTCGGCGGGAACGGACCCTCGAGGCTGCCGTCCGACCACTGGCACAGGACCTCGGTGCGGAACACCCACTCCGGGTCCGTCTTGCACGCCGCCGAGATGTTCCGCTCGGGGATGCCGTCAGGGTGGTTCATCGCCGGGTCGGCCTGCGCCCACCCGTCGCGGTCCCACTTGTCGCAGCCCGGAGGCGCAGACCACTCGAACAGACCGAGCGTGTCAGCATCCTGCTCGAACCCCTCGAAGTCCAGATCGTCATCATCATCGGAGGCGACCGGCAGAAGCGCTGATGGATCGTCGGCGCAGATCCCGTCCGGGTCGCCGATCGCCGCATGCGCCATCTTCCGCAGGTACCGAGCCACGATCGACGTCGCGTCACCCGCGTTCGACAGCGCCAGAACGAGCGCCTCGGCTCGCGCCATCGTCGTCTTCGTGATCGCAGCCCACGCGTCCCAGTTCTGATGCTCACGCAGCTCGTCGAGCAGGATCAGGTTGCCGGAGAACCCTCGGCCGGCGCGACGGTTCGCGGCCTTGACCTTGTACCGCGACCCCGACGTCAGCTCCAGCGACTTCTTGCCGTTGACCTTCACCACGTGCTTGAGTA